GTTTCTTTCTCGTTCGCCGAAGCGAAGCAGCCCCGTATCATGAAACCAACCATTGGTTGCACGAAGGCCGCTGTTATCACACACTCTAAGCAGGTTCAGATTGAACCTGCAGCGTTTCGGTATCAAGCCATTCTACCTCGAGATTCGCCACATTGGCCTTGATATGGGCCTGTGTTGGAACTATGGGGAACCGAGGCAAGAGAACCTGAATCCTATTGCTAGTGTTAGTCGTTGTGTTAGTCCCGCTCACCGTTAGGATGAACGTGACAGTGTACTGGGTGGCTCTATAAAGAGCCGGTGAACCCACGTAGGCAGCATTTGCGGCAAACGTTTGCACGTCGTTGTTCCTGCCGTAGTGGGGTGGTGTGTAATTGGGTGTGGCCTGCACTACGGAGTATTGCAAGCCTGTTCCTACTGCAGCGCAAGTAGCTGTGTAAAAGCTGCTCGCGGCTATGGGAACCGACGCCGAGTTATCGACGAGGGCTGTGGAGACGGTACCGTACATGGTAAGACGATACCTTCCTGGTCTGTATACGTCGAGATTCGTATCATTCCCGCGCAAAACAAGCTGGACAACTCCATTGACGTTAGTCACTGGATCGTACCACATGCCCGTGTCGCCGAGAGTGAACGTATCTCCACTTGGGAAGTAAAACAGATCTGTAAGACCTGTCGCGCTGACGTATGTGCGGGTCATGACTGATTTCACGAGTCGTGATCCGGTCTGGGCAAGAGTCGTTCCATTTGGATTGGAATTAACAACTTGCCCAAGGAAAGTGGGTGAAGGAATGGGCGCCACAGAGGCGGTCCCGATGACTGGCTTCATCAGCTCAATGTCATAGGAAATCCATAATTCACCCATTGTACTATTGGGCGTCCCCGGAAGGCCTGATGTAGCAATTTGCAACTTACCGTAATGGTAAAAGCGCGGGTCACTAATGGCCCCCGGGAGCTGGGTGCCCGGGTCAGAGATGTACAGCGTCTGTAGACCAGAGACTTTGGGATCGCACTCTATGGCGTGGATGAGAGAAGTAGAGGGGTTGCAGGAAACTGCAAACTCTGAATTCTCCATCTGAACCTTGGTGACGAAAGCCTGATCATTGACATTGTAATTTGTCGCTATAATGACGGTCCCCAAAGGACCACCAGAAGCGGAATAGTTTGAACTCATGGTCTTGTACGTGATGACCATACCATGAATCTTGTATTGTGTGTAGAGCAAAGCCATCTTGTTCAACCACGGAAACAAAACCGGGTTGGCAGGATTAATTAGCTCAACAATATTGTTGTTGAAGTCGTCGGGTGAAGTTGGTACTTTCAAGTCTCCGACGAACTCTCGGTGGCACACCCGCACAGAGTGATCTGTGCGGGCAAACTGTGGCACCATGTCCACGGATGTAGACACAGTTGCCAATGAATTGGAGCGAACTTGGTAATCACCGTATCCGGTGATCGCTGACAAGCCCCCTCCCAAACGCTTTCCAAAGGCAGCGCCCATTGCGCCACCCATGAAGTTGCCGACGGCACCGCCTCCTCTAGAAAAGGAACCCTTAGGTATTTTCTTGAGAAGGCCGTCCATCTTCGTTGTGAGGTTATTGAGGACGGTTTTGTAGTCACCCTTTCCCTTAATAATCCTCCTTGTTGGGGCCGATTTTGGCCGGCCCTTACCTTTTCCCTTTTTCTTGGTCATCCGTGGCGATGAGCCCACGGCTTTCCGTCGTAACTTTTAGCGACAATGTCTCCTCGGCTACAACGCGATCAACGGTGCCGTCGTCACAAATGACAACGGCCCAGTCAACAAGGTAGCGAAAAATCTTGTCCCTAAGCTGGGTATCTTCCATATCTTTGAGATCTGACCTGTAATTGGCCAACGTGCCCAGCAGTTTAAGGCTGGGCATTGGCCTCTTATAAATGGTCTCCACTAACATGCGTTGCCATGTCTGCAAGTAGCAGCCCCAACTCCCATCGTCTTTACGATAAAATTTGTGTGAACAAAAAAGAAAGGTATTAGGGTTCATGACTTCTATTTCACGAATGATTAAGCCGTGTGCTCCATATATTTCAAGAAGCGCGCTTTCACCAAAATCGCGAACAATAGGGTTAATCTCACCAGAGTCGTCACCATTGGCCACTGCCTCATAAGCCAGACAGGCAATAGCCGCAGAGATCCGCGCGATGGTGTTTGCGGGGGATGTCATGTAACATCCACTCCGTTGGACTTTCTGGCTGAAAAAGGACAAGATATGTCCATCAACAGTCATATATAAAATCGAGCACGCAGAGCGTGCCCACCAAGAAGTGAACCTGAGAAAAATCTCTCGGTTCGTGTCGTTCACATTATCAGCTGTATGTAAAGCGACAAAAACTGTCATCTTGGTGCACAAAATATTAAAACACGCCTCCCAACCACCTACATCGGTAGCGACCATAGGTAGCCCGTACTTCGTTTGAAGCATAGACATTCTCTCGGCCAAACCAACGCATGTGTTCTCACCACAACTAGTTGAGGCCTCAGCGTTGAAACCAACGCCCAAACCAGATGGGGTATTTGGGAAATTATCCTTCAAACTATCGACGAAGTCCATAAAAAATATCTTCGTGACAATTTGGTCAATTAATGACACACCGGCGATATTACGGCAATCCGGTTTTCCAACGCGCTGTGCCTGGTCTTTTGGAAAAACCCTAGCAAAGCTGCGCAAAGAAGTGCCACCAATATCTAAATGCCAAGCTAGAGGAAATTTGTCTAGCTCGGAAAAATATGGTATAATGGCGTCGGAAAAATCAC